GTCTTTTTTTGCAGGGTGATTCCACCGCCCATATCTCCCGCGGTTTTATTTCACCCGCAAACGGCTCGAAAAAGCATGAATAAGGCTCAAGAGGGCTCGAAGGGGCTCAGACTGGTTCAAGACGGCTTAGAAGGCCTCACAGACGGAATTGAGCCCATTGTGGAGACGCTCTATGGCCACCAAACTCCACGAATTCACTCTCGGTTGCGTGAGGATCTGCCTTCGCGTGGACAAGAAATCATCGACTTCGCAGCTTCTATCGGGCTCGACTTGCTACCTTGGCAAGCTTGGCTCATGACTCAGGCGACCCGCGTCAAAGAAGATGGCCGGTATTTGCACCCGCTGGTCTTTGCCATGTGTGCCCGTCAGAATGGCAAGACGACAATCATGAAGGCTCGAATCTTGGCCGGACTCTTCCTTTTCGATGAGAAGCTTCAAATCGGTACAGCTCACCGGCTCACGACTTCTCTTGAGACATTCCGCGATCTTGTGAACATTATCGAAAGTAACGAATCGTTATCTTCTCAGGTCAAGAAAATCCGGTGGGCTCACGGATCGGAAGAAATCGAGCTAAAAAATGGAAATCGTTACATGATCAAGGCGGGAGCGTCAGCGGCTCGCGGTATTGCTGCACCGGCTGTCGTACACATCGACGAAACCCGCGAACTCAAAGACGAATCCACTTGGGCGTCTCTTCGATATACGATGATGGCTTCCCAAAATCCTCAGCTGTGGACTTACTCGAACCAAGGCGATCAACACTCGGTCATTCTCAACCAACTTCGTGAGCGCGGTCTTGCAGCTGCCGCCGGAGCAAATGACGACATCGGATATTTCGAATGGTCGTCAGGGTACGAATTCATCGACGACTCAGAAGCCTTTTGGAATGGCATTGCTCAGGCAAATCCGAGCCTTGGCCACACAATCCACAAGGACAACATTCGAGCGATTCTCAATGATCCGGTCGATGTCGTGAAGACGGAAGTCATGTGCGTTCAAGTGGCCACAATTTCGGCAGCGATTCCGGCGTACGAATGGGGCGAATGTCTCGATGAATCCTTGGAGCTTGATTTCGAGAAGACGGTCTTCTTGGGACTTGACTGTTCACCGGATCGTAGGCACGCAGCTCTTGTCGCTGGTCAAAGACTTGACGATGAGAACTTCATGATCAAGCTTCTCCACACTTGGGACAATGCCGTCTCGTTGGACGATAAATCGATCGCCAATGAAATCGCGGACTATTGTCAGCAAATGCCGGTCGAAGCCATTGCGTACTCGAAGCGAACATCGTCGGCAATCGCGGCGCGACTTGTACCTGCCGGTCTTCCAATCGTGGACATCGATGGTGGAGAATACGGACAAGCTTGTGACGAACTGTTGGGAGCAATCACATCGAAGAGACTCAAACACAAGGGACAGCCGGAATTGACGAAGCAAATCTTGTCAGCGGCGAAGTTACCTTTCGGAGATGGCGGGTGGACTATTGGACGCAAGGCGAGCGGCACGGTTGTATGCGCGACGGTTGCGTCTGCGTTAGCGACCCACTTCGCGACACGCCAAGAGACGGATATTGACATTCTCATCGGCTAGATGTACGCATGAGAGAGAATTTGCGCATGGCATTGCGTGACTTCTTGTTTCCAACTGTAACTCAGGCGACCGCACCGGAAGCGGTCGTCGATGTCGAAGCGTCTTTGTATCCTGTCAATTCTGTCGATTCACTTGGATCTCCGTATCTTTGGAATGGTCAATCTGCGACTCGTAGCGAAGCAATGGGCGTCCCAACAATTGCACGCGCTCGCAACATCATTTGCTCTGTCGGAGCTTCTCTGCCAATCGAGACATACGACAAAGCAACTCGCCAAAATGTGCCGTCTCCACGGGTAATCAATCAACCCGATCAGCGAATCACCGGCGCGGAATTTTGGAGCTGGATATTTGAAGATTTACTTTTCCGGCCGGCGGCTTACGCTTACGCGACAGCTCGTTACGCCGACACGGGTCGTGTTCAAAACATGGAACGCATTGCACCCGAGCGAGTTTCAGTCAAAACAAACACTAACGGCACAGAAATTGAAGGCTATTACATCGACGGCCGACCAATCGACGCTGCAAATCTCATCGTCTTTGGATCTCAAGATGAGGGTCTTTTACAGCGTGCCGGTCGCACGATTCGGACGGCTCATGCTCTCGAAAAGGCTGCATTTAACTTTGCACTCAATCCAATTCCACAGACTGTCTTAAAGTCTCGCGGCGTTGCACTTCCAAAGGATCGCTCTTCTGCACTTCTCGCAGCTTGGCGCAAAGCTCGTCAAGATGGATCAACAGCATTCTTGAATGCCGATGTAGATCTCGAGACTGTGGGCTACGATCCAAAGGCACTTCAAATGAATGAAGCTCGCCAATATCTCAGCTTGGAACTTAGCCGCGCAATCGGACTCCCTGCATGGTTCGTCTCATCAGATCCATCGAGCATGACCTACTCCAACGCTGTAAATCAGCGTCGCGATCTCATCGACTTCTCGATTCGCCCACTTTTAACCATCGTGGAACAGCGTCTCTCAATGACGGACTTCACTCCGGCTTCACAATTTGTGCGCTACTCATTGGACGACTTCTTGCGTGGAAATCCTTTGGAGCGTGCTCAGGTTTATCAGATTCTCACAGGTATCGGCGCAATGACTCCGGAAGAAGTACGAAAGGCAGAAGACATCACATCATGAAGCTAACGACTCCAATGCAGATCACCGCAGCTGATTCAGAATCACGAATCATCGCGGGAAAAATTATTCAATTCGAAGAACCTGCAAACGCTTCGACCGGAAAGGTCGTCTTTGCAAAAGGCTCAATCGCTCCGGCAAATGTAATGCTTAATCTTGAGCATGACCGTACACGCAGAATCGGGCGACCAATGGACGCAACTTTGTCAGCTGATTCAATGGCAATCGATTCGAAGTGGAAGATTTCAAATACCACCGCTGGATCTGACGCCATCGTCGAAGCAATGGACGGACTCCGCGACGGCTTGTCCGTAGAAGTATCCGTCAGCGATTACATCATGGAGAAGGACGGCACAATGCGCGTCTTGGCTGGTGAGCTCACAGGCGTTGGCCTTGTAGCTGAACCGGCTATCCGATCAGCTCGCGTCACAGATGTCGCAGCGAGCGAAGAAGATTCTGAATCCACTCCGGAGACAGAAGAAAACCCAACTAACGAAGGAGACGAAGTGTCAGAAAACACCGTCACATCAGCGGACGCCGTCGAGACGGTCGAAGCTGCACAGGCTGTCACCGAGACAGTCGCAACAACTCCACGCTACTCAGTAGGCAAGGAGCGTCTTGACCTTTCAGCTGCAAAGCAGGTTGAAATGACAATTAAGGCGTCACTTGGTAATGAGGACGCTCGTCGCTATGTAGCCGCCGCAGCGGATACAACAGATAACGCAGGTCTAATCCCGACCCGCCAACTTTCAACCGTAATCAACGGTCTTGCAAACGCAACTCGCTCAAACATCGACGCAATCAGCCGTGGCACATTGCCTGACGCTGGTATGACTTTCGAAATCCCTAAGATCACACAGCTTCCATCAGTAACACAGGAAGACGAAGGCGGAACTCTTGCCGATGTAGATCAGAACTCAGAATTCTTGTCTGTATCAGTCAAGAAGTATTCAGGTGCTCAGACATTCTCAGTCGAGCTTTTTGATCGCTCTTCACCTGCATTCATTGATGAGCTCATGCGCAACATGGCAGCTCAGTACGCAAAGGCAACCGATACAGCTGTGAACGCAGCTCTTATTGCTGGCGCGTCAGCTGACGGCACAACAATCACAACATATCCAACAGGTGCGGAGCTTCTTGGCTTCGTGGCTCGCGGTGCAGCTTCTGTCTATCAGAACACACAGGGCTTTGCTCGTAACATCATCATGAACACATCACAATGGTCAAATGTAATGTCACTCAATGTCGATGGACGCCCTATCTACAACGCACAGCAACCAATGAACGCTGGCGGCGTTGCTCGTCCTGATTCAATCCGCGGCAATGTCGCAGGACTTGATCTCTTCGTAACAGCTAACACAGCAGCAGGAACAGACACAGATGGCTCAATCATCATCGTCAATCCTGAAGCGTACACATGGTACGAATCACCAACATATCAGCTTCGCGCAGATGTAATCGCAACAGGTCAGATTTCCGTCGCAATGTACGGATATGGCGCAATTGCGACCAAGATCGGTGCTGGCGCATTTAAGGTGAACAAGGCTTAATCAGCCAAATCAATCATCGGCCATGCGCTCCCGTGTGGCCGAGTAGTACGAAGGGACGGGCTCATGTCAATCATCACGGTTGCTTCATTGCGATCAACACTTGGCGTGAGCTCGTCTCTCTACAATGACGCTTATCTTCAAGATGTCATCGACGCAGCTGAAGGCACACTTCTTCCGCTTCTCGTACAGAACTCAATTGCAATCACATCATTCAAGCTCAAAGACAATGTCGCGACCTTTTACTCACGCGACGCCCACAATTTTGTCGCTGGTGACTCAGTCATTGTGACTGGTCTTCCGTCACCTTTTACGGCCACTCACACCGTCACCGGCGTCACACCTTTCGCATTCACAGCCGCTCTAACAAATGCAGATGTCGCCGTCCGTCCGTCAATACCTAATGGCACAGCCACTCTTTCGGGATATGGTGCGGCGACTCTTTATTCAGGTGATCCAAATGTCGAAAAGGCACTCATGATCATCAGCGTTGAAATCTTCCAATCTGTTACAGCTGCCGGCGGTCAAATCGAAGGCATTGATTTTCAATCGACTCCATATCGCATGGGTCGCGGTCTTCTCAATCGCTGCATTGGTCTTCTCGGTAGCAAAATCGACTCCGGCGTCTGGATCGGCTAATGCCAAGCTCAATCGCCGTCAATGTACGCGGTGCGCTGAAGACAGCTCTTGCAACTGTGCCGGCCAATATCTTCGACGCTGTACCCGAGACAGAAATCGTCCCATTCGTCGCGCTTCTGCCTTCGAATCCATATCTTGAACCAAACCTCATCGGCACATCGACTCGCGTGAAAGTCAATCTCACAGCTGTCGTCGCTGTCGCTGCATATAACAACGCCGCGTCACTCGATAACATCGAGACGCTGGTCATGAGCATTCTCGGCCTAATTCCGTCGGGATACACAATCACATCGGTATCAGATCCAAGGCCGGTGACTCTCGCAAGTGGGTCACAAGTCGTGGCGTGTGAAATCGATTTATCCACGCAATACACACAAACAAACTAGGAGCAAAAATGGCAACGACCGTCATCACAGGACGCGATCTCGCATTGACGATCGCGTCATCAAGCTACGACGCACAAGCGTCATCAGTAACACTCTCAAACGATCACACCATCGAGACATATCAGACTCTCGACGGCCGCGCATATAAGGCCATCGATGATCAATGGACTCTCGATGTCGAAATGCTCGCAGACTGGGGCGCGTCCGGCTCACTCTGTGAAGCTCTTTGGACAGCTTGTGAAACAGCTCCAAACACAGTCCTTGCCGTCTCTTTGACAGCTGTCTCAGGTGCGGTCTTCACTTGCAATGTGCTTCCGGTCTTCCCATCAGTCGGTGGGTCTGCACCTGACGCTCAGACTGTGTCGCTATCATTTACAGTTGTCGGCACACCGGCAGAATCATTCAGCTAAAAACTAGGAACGGGAGCAAAAATGAAATCAGCACTAATAATTGAATACTTCTCAGGCGAGGTCGCCGAATATACGGCGGCCGCGCCCGAGTGGGCAAAATGGGAAATGAAGACGGGCAAATCAGTTCAACAAGCTGAAGAAGAAGTCGGAATTTGGGACATGCTATTTCTTGCCTATAACGCCATGAAACGAGAAAAGGCCGGACAGCCTGTCAAGCCTTTTGAAGTGTGGATCGATACAGTCGAGACAATTCGTTCGGGGAAAACCGATAGCCCAAAAGTTACGCCGCCGGAAGCTTAAACCGGACTCTCGTCGAATTAGCAATTGCGACGGGAATTCCGATGAGCGAATGGCAGACAGTCGAACAGATCATGACAGCCGTCGAGATATTGGAGAAACGAAATGGCCGCTAAGAAGCAAGGCCTCTACGCGATAACCGTTGAGCCCGCTTCTCTGCGCAACCTTCTTCAAGTCTTAAATAAGCTTGACAAAGAGACTCAAAACGAAGTGCGAGACGCGGCATTGCCACTCTCTAATCGACTAGCCGGTCAGCTTCGTCAATTTGCTGATTCTGCACCATCGCCACAGACAAAGCTTGTCGCTCAATCAATCGCTGCAAAGCGTGATCGCTTGATTCGCGTCGATGTCGGTGGCACAAAGAAGGTTGGCCGTAAGTATGGCGGCGAATCTCGTGGAAATGGTAAGCGAGTAAAACAAGCGGCCGCGCCCGCTGGTGCTCTCTTGTGGGGAACAGAATACGGCTCAGGCCGTGGCACGGATTCCGCTGGTCGCTCTTACACAGACAGATTCAAAGCTCCACGAAATAAGCAAGGCTATTGGATCGCTCCGGCGGTCGATTACTACACACCAATAGTCGCCAAGGAATACATTGAAATTATTACAAAGATTATCAAGCGAGAAGGGCTCGACTAATGGCAGGAATTCCAAAAGTCAAGATTACCTTTGACGCTGACTTCGATGATCTAAAAAAGGGAATCTCAGGCGCACAGACAGAAGTCTCAGGTTTCTCGGACAAGCTTGGAAAATTTGGCAAGGTAGCAGGTGCGGCCTTTGCTGCCGCTGGCGCAGCTGCCGCGGCTTACGCTGGCAAACTTCTCATCGATGGCGTTAAGTCTGCAATCGAAGATGAAAAGGCTCAAGTCGCTCTCGCCACTTCTCTCAAGAATGTCACTAGCGCAACCGACGCACAAATTTCAGCGGTCGAAGACCAAATCACAAAGACTTCGCTTCTCACCGGCGTCACAGACGATGAATTGCGTCCATCGCTTGACAGACTTTTACGATCCACAAAAGATGTCGGAGAAGCTCAGAAGCTTCAGACTCTCGCAATCGATGTCGCCGCTGGCTCAGGCAAATCACTTCAAGCGGTATCCGAAGCCCTAGGCAAAGCCTATGACGGCAACTTCGGAGCATTGAAGAAACTTGGCGTGCCAATCGATGAGAACATCATCAAGACAAAAGACTTTGACGCAGCTCAACAGGCATTGGCAGCAACCTTTGGCGGACAGGCAGCGGCACAAGCTGACACCTTTGCTGGCAAAATGCAGCGGCTCACCGTGGCATTCGACGAAGGCAAAGAGACGGTCGGATCATTCGTACTTGACGCCATCACGCCACTTGTCTCCGGCTTGGTCAATAATGTCATTCCCGCCATTGCTGGCGTATCAGACAAAATTGGAAAAGATTTGAAGCCTGTCTTCGAAGGCATTGCAACATTCGTCAAAGACACACTTCTTCCCAACATGAAGCTCTTTTGGGAATTCTTGGTCAATGTGCTCATTCCATCAATTGTCAAGACCGTCACACCAATCATCAAGGGACTCTTCTCGGCCTTCGATTCTGTCGCCGGTGCAATCAAAGACAATGAAGACAAGCTTCAGCCACTCTTCGATCTCTTTAAGGCTGTCGCGAGCTTCGTAGTCAAGACAGTCGCTCCGGCAATTGGTACGGTGCTCGGTGCGGCTCTCACAGCTGTCGGCAAGATTCTCGGTGGACTCATCAGCGGCTTCGCTTCGGTGCTTGGCGTAATCAATGGCGTGGTATCGGCCATCAGAAGCCTTGTAGACCTTGTCAGGAACAATCCCATTGTCGAAGGTATCTCAGGCCTTATCACATCGGCATTTGGCGGTGCTAGGGCTAACGGTGGCTCTGTAACGGGCGGCAAGTCTTACCTTGTAGGCGAGCGAGGTGCAGAAATGTTCGTCCCTAATACAAGCGGCACAATCGTCCCAAATCATGCACTTGGCGGCGGTGGCGCACAAATCAATCTCACAGTCAATGGCGCAATTGATCCGGAAGGCACAGCCCGCACAATCGTCGATGTCTTGAACCGTAGCTTCAGCCGCGGCACATTGGGAGCTCTGAACTTTCAGTCATGAGCATTTGGACGCCTGAATGGTCATTGACGGTCAATGGAAATGCTGACTTTAAGTCGGTTACATTGGCCGATGTTTCCATCACTTCCGGTCGCACCGACATTTATCAACAGGCGACCGCAGGATACGCAGCCTTCACAATCCTAAATTTCGATGATTCAGCTGTGACAATCGATCTCAATGACCAAGTCTCAATCAAGGTCAAAGACTCGGTCGGCGACTTCGTCAATCTCTTTGGCGGCTATGTCACGGACATCGATCTAGAAGTCGTCCAATCGGGTACAGGCGGACTCATTCAGAATCTCAAAATCATTGCCCTTGGTGCTCTCTCAAAGCTTCCAAAGTCATTGACCGATGGCGTCTTGGCCAAGGATCTTGACGGCATTCAAATCGCTTCCATTCTTGAACAATTGCTCTTCAACACTTGGAATGAAGTGCCGGCGTCTTCGACATGGGCGGGATACAACCCGACGACGACTTGGGAGAATGCCGAGAATTCAGGACTTGGACAAATCGACGAAGGCAACTATGAGCTGACGGCACGATCATCAAGCGTGACCGATGTGTATTCGCTAGTCGCTGCCTTGGCCAATTCAGGGCTTGGCTACTTGTACGAAGACAATCAAGGCCGCATTTGCTACGCCGACTCCACTCATCGCAACACCGAACTTGCAACCAATGGATACACAAGCGTCTCCGGCAATACCGCGCTTGCGTCCGGAATCAAGACATCGCTCAAATCCGGTGATATTCGAAACAGCGTAACAATCACTTACAAGAACAATCAAACCGTCACAGCTAGTGACGCGTCTTCAATTGCTCTCTATGGCTTCCAAGCTCAATCGATTCAGACTTCATTGGAACTTGGTACAGACGCACAAGATCAGGCCGACTTTTACTTGGGAATCCGTGCCTTCCCTGAAGCTCAATTCAGATCCATCACATTCCCATTGGGCAATCCTGAAATTGACGACGCAGATCGCGATTCATTGCTCAATGTCTTCATGGGACTTCCAATCGACATCACAGACCTTCCAACAAATATCGCACTAGGCCGCTTCCAAGGATTCGTCGAAGGTTGGTCATTCCGTGCGTCATATAACAATCTGAATCTGACTCTGACTGTCTCACCGACCGCTTACAGCTTGCAAGCTGCCAAGTGGAGCGATGTGAGCGCGTTGGAGACTTGGAACACGCTATCTAATACAATGGACTGGAACGAAGCGATTATCGTCGCATAAGGAGAAAACATGGCGAACACTACGGCGTTCGGGTGGGACACGCCCGATGACACAGACCTCGTTAAAGACGGCGCAGCTGCGATCCGTGAACTTGGTCAGGATATTGATACATCGATGGCGGACTTGCTTGGCGGCACGACTGGTCAAGTCTTGTCCAAGGCCTCGAATACAGACATGGATTTCACTTGGGTCGCACAAGACGATTCCAATGCGATTCAGAATGCCATTGTGGACGCTAAAGGTGATCTCATTGCGGCGACCGCAGCTGATACACCGGCACGCCTAGCGGTCGGCACAAATGGTTATGTCCTCACAGCTGACTCAGCTGAATCGACCGGTTTGAAATGGGCTGCACCATCAACAGGATCATTGACATTGCTATCAACAACGACAATTAACAGCGGCACAACAAGTCAGACAATTTCGTCAATTTCGACTTCATACAAACAACTTTTAATCATTATCAAGAATATCAAAATGAGCAGCGGCGGAGCTTCTTGGACAGCGCGACTTAATTCTGACACTGGTTCAAACTACATGAGCGGCTATGTCGGACAGTATTGGGGCGGCGCTTCAAATGCGGTATCTCTTCGTACCGATATTTTCTTTGGATCAAGAAACTCAAACTCGACTTCATGGAATAAGCAAGGCTACGGTCAGGTGCGTCTAATTGATTACAATGCCGCTGGCCAATGTCAGGTTGATTATGATGTTATTAACCATGACGGCGGAGCGGGTTCAGATACTTTATGGTACACACACGGAAAAGTTGTTTACAACGCTTCTGCCGCTGTTACTTCATTCACGCTAATTGCTGACACAAACTTTTCTGACGGTACAGTCTTAATCTATGGAGTGAACTAATGACATCAAATCGACCAAAAATTGCAATTCATGATTTATCAACAGGCGAGAACATTGTCCGAGATATGACAGATGAAGAATTGGCACAGCATGAAATCGACATGGCTAAATATGCAGCCGAGGAAAATGAAAGACTCGCTAAAATTGCAGCTCGCGAAGCTGCATTGGCAAAGCTCGGTCTTACAGCTGAAGAAATTGCGGCTCTTGCATGAGCTATCCAACAGGCACAGCAGCTCACGCAATCGAAATTGCCAAGGCAGAAATTGGCTATGTCGAGACGCCTGACAACATCACCAAATATGGCAAATTTACAAAGGCCGATGGTCTTCCATGGTGCGGATCATTCTGCAATTGGGTACTTGCTCAGGCTCAAGTAAAGGTTCATAGTGTGGTCGGCACAGCTGTCGGAGCGCATAAATTCAAAGAAATCGGTCGCTGGCATGAAAAGCCGGTGGTCGGAGATTTGGCATTTATGGACTTCCCACATGACGGAGTCGATCGTATCTCTCACATTGGCATTGTCGTCGGCGTACATGGAGACAAGGTCACGACCATCGAAGGCAACACAAGTGGCACAGGTGATCAACGCAATGGCGGAATGGTCATGGTGAAGCAACGCACCATCGGCAAAGAAGTCGTCGGCTTCGGTCGTCCAAAGTATGTCCCGTACAAGGGCGAATTTCCTGAAATTGCATTCGACATTGAAATTCCAAGCAAGAAGCCAATCATCGGAAAGAAGGCGAAGAAATGAAAGAAGCAAAAGCAATTGGAGCTTCATGGGCTCGGTCATTTATGGCTGCGGCTCTCGCTCTTTACATGGCCGGCGAGACAGATCCAAAGACACTTGCAATGGCTGGCGCAGCCGCGGTTGCTCCGGTGATCCTTCGTTGGCTTAACCCTAACGACGCAGCATTCGGGTCAAAGGGGAAGTGACTCGGAATCTACTGGCGGGAGCTCTAGCGACGGGTCTTTTGCTAGGGCTCTCGTCTTGTGGATACCAAGGCTGGACTCGCTATGAATGCCAAGAATACGAAAATTGGGAAAAGCCTGAATGTAACCCGCCGCAATGCAAAGCGCAGGGCGTATGCAAAGAAGACATTTTCGGAGACATCAATGTCAATCCATAATCGACGCTTATCCAATGAGCAGCTTAAAGCCCGTCTCATCGTATTCATCGGAGTCTGTCTTGCTCTGACTTTTGCCTTTTCTGTGGCGGGAATGCTGTACGCCCTAATCTTCGTGACTCAGCCACTAGGCGACCAAGCTCCCAATGATCGTGC